CAAGCCGTGGTTTCAATAAAGATGAAGTAGACAAGAACTGTGCTATGATTCTTCCGTGGTTTGATGAAATCGTTGTCTCGACAGAATATCTTAAAGAACAGATTGAAAAGAAGTTTGATGTTCATAACGTCACTGTGATTAAGAATGTAATTCCACGCTTCATGTGGAGTTTCCCTCGTAAAAAAGACATCACTGAGGATCTTAAAAAACCGACGATTCTTTATTCTGGTTCTCCTTGCCACTATCAGAACCCAGTGCCGAAGTGCTCGATGTTCCCAAATGGTCTGCCTCCTCTTAAAGGCGACTTTGACAACGTCTGGCTTGATTGGGTAATTAAGAATGTCAGAGAGCATAAAATCAACTTTGTCGTAATGGGCGGTTTGCCTTGGTTCTTTGAACCTATCAAGGACGAAATCTACATCTGTCCTTGGGTAGATACAAACTCATTCCCACGTCAGGTGATGGACTTGAATGCTGACTTCTGTATTGCTCCTCTTGTAGAGAATTCATTCAACAAGTGCAAGTCAAGCCTTCGTTTCTATGAATCTTGCGCTTCTGGAATGGTCTTTATGGGAACGGTCTTCAAGGACTCGCCATATCGTGATGCACATCCAGATTCTCAAGTAAAGTTGAACTGCACATATACTGAACTTGATGAGCAGTTCTGGAAACTTTGCAAGAAGGAGAACTATAACAAGGTTCTTAACTGGCAGTATTCATTTATCAACACAAGCGGAACTTGGCTTGAAAGTGACAAGCATGTCAATCAGTGGCTAAATATGATTGACAATCAGTCAACAAGAAAAGATCTGATTTAAGATAAATAATACATGGAGAATTTAGAAGACTACGCATTGAATGAAGCACTACGTATCAAGTGGGTAGTGCGTAACGGCAAAAGAGTAAAGAAGTGGGTCACTACTAAGAAAGGTCGTTATCGTGTTGCTTTTGACAAAGACGGTAACCCTAAGGAAGTAAGAATCACTGCTACTGAAAGACGTAAACGTAAAATTGGTCAGCGCCGTGGTAAACTCAAGAGAAAGTCAAGAATCGGTCTTATTGAGTTGAAACGTCGCAGATCTTTTATTGCTCGTCGTAATGTTGGTCTTCAGCACTATAACAAGAAATTGCCGGATATCGTTTTTTCTCGTGGTCCAGATGGACATCTTCCAAAGTTTCAAGGACCAGATGAAGAAAGAACGATTCATCCAAATATGAAGGAGAGCCTTTTACTTGAGGCTCCTCATTCGTATCTTTTCACAGACGAAAACGGTGATGACTGGTGCTTTGATTTCTTCTCGGAATTAGTGAACGATTCATCTTGGCTTGAACAGGTCATTGACATCTACACAAAGAATGAACTTATTTCAATCAATCCAGACTACAGAGAGCAGGGCGGCGAGATTTACGAAATTGATGATGACATCAAAGCCCAGATAACTGACAATCTTATGGACAACATCGAGTTCATCAACATGGCAGCGCATGACTTTGTGCTTGCTGATGACGCATTGAAGATAAGATTCAGAAATTCAGTTCCTGCTAAGCTTTATGCAAAGATGCTGCCAATGATAAACGTCTTCACTGCAAAATTGAATAAATAAGGTAGAGGCAATAAATGAATTTCAGTCTTTTTAACCCGCTATCACCAAAGTTCTTACAGGTACTTCCTGACAAAGTACAGACTCGTGAGATGACCGCCAAGCTGAACTCTTACGGCGTTGGCGAAGACACACTTGATTTAAGCAAGTACATTAGAGGCATTACGGGTCAGGCGGCTCCGGCCTACCCTTTCGAGCAAAACAACATAATCTTTGATACTGTCTTTTCTTCTAAGAGACAGCGTATCAACTTCTATCGTAACATGGCTTTGTACGCCTTCGTTAAGAAGATGTTGAATATCATTGTTGGTGAATGCTGCTCAAGAACAGTGACTGGCGAAGTCGCTAAGTTTGACATTGTAGAGTCGCAGAAGAAGTATTTTACGAACTCCGAATTTGACTCATTGAAGAAAGAATTTGACTGGGTTATCAACAGTGTAATTAAGAAGTCAGAAGTAAAGGCTCTTTTCCGTAAGTGGCTTATTGACGGTGAAATCTTCCTTGAAATCTGTCTTAATGATGAAAAGAACTGTGTCGCTGGCATTAAGGTACTTCCGCCTTACTGTACGCTTTGCGTCTATGAAGAAGGTGTTCTTACTGGATTCGTTCAGGATCCATCGCTTGTTGACCCAAGCTTCGCAAAGAAGGAACTTAAAACGTTCACCCGTAATGAGATTGCGTACGCAAATTACGGTAAGTATTATGGCAACAACCTTAACGATGTTAGAGGACATCTCGAGGCCGCTATTAAGCCTATAAACCAGCTTCGCGCTATTCAAGATGCACAGACTGTGTATTTCATTGTCCGTGCTCCTGAAAAGAGAATCTGGAAGATCTACGGCGGTCAGATGGCAACCTCTCGCCAGCCTGAATACTTGCAGCAGATTATCAGCCAGTATCGTAGAGACTTGAATCTTGACCCAACAACTGGTCTTGTAGTTGGTTCTGCTAATACACAAGCAATGACTCAGGATATCTGGTTCATGCAAGACAGAAACGGACAAGGATCTTCTGTTGAAACATTGAAAGGATCTACCGAGTTCAATGGCGCTCAGGACGCTATCAGCAGTTTCAAAGAAGATGTCGCTGACGCTCTTGAAGTTCCAGGCACTCGCTGGAAAGGAGAACCTGGTTCTTCTCAGTACGTTCAAGGTCTTGATGGTTTGAGCCTTGATGAAAGCCAGTTCCAGAAACGTTGTCAAGAATTCTCTGAACGTTTTGCTGATGTTATAATGCAGATTTTCATGGTTCAGTTGCAAGTCGCTGGCTATGAAGAAAAGTACCTTGATTCTGCTCTTTATGAAATTTCCCTTATCCCTGCTACTGACACTGTTCAGTTCAGAGCTTTGGCTATGGCAGAAAAGAGAACAGGTATTCTTGGAACTGTTTCTACTATGCTTCCAACTCGTGGCAACATTAAGGACGATTCAGATGAAGCACCGCCAATCTTCGCAAAGCAGTTCGTATTTGAAAACATGCTTGGATACAAGACTGATGAATGGAAGAAGAACGAAGACATGCTTGCAAGAGAAATTGCAGAACTGAAGAAGAAAGTTGAGGCTGCTAAGGCAGAAGGTGGTGATGAAAGCGAGGAAGTGGAAGAGGGAGACATGGATTATTAACTCCATGTATAAATAATAAAAAGTATAAGGAGAATTTTTCATGGCTGTACAAAACATGTCGGTATTCACTACCAAGTTGAAGAATAAGCCAGACCTTGTCAAGTCTTGGCTATTCCTTGTGAATTTCAAATTTGACAATAAAGACCTTGAGGATGTTCTTGAACCGGAAGACATGCTTTTGCAGGCACGTACTGGTTCTATTCCTGGTAAGACTTTTGGTGAACTTGTTACCGAGTTCATGGGCTCAAAGCTCGTCTACCCAGGCAAGGCAACCGTTGATGGTACTTTGACTATTCGTTTTGATGAGTTCCAGGATATGAAGATTGGTAAGATTCTTCATAGATGGTCTAACCTTCTTTATAATCACACTCAGGAAGATGACGTTGATGCAAACGGTTCAACTGGTGGTGCAGTTTCTAACTATCTTCAAGACTATGCTGCTACAATCACCATTGACATCTATGACTCGACTCTTGAAAACAAGCTCCCGATTTCTTACAAGTTCAAGTTCTGCTGGCCGAAGGAAATTTCTCCTGCTGAACTTGATATGGAATCTGAAACCAAGCTTGCTCGTTCTGTCCAGTTTAGATATTCAACATTCAGCGTTGTCGGCAATGACTAAGAGGCAATAAATGGCACAGAATCTAGATGAATTTCTTAAGAACACAGTGGAATCAGTGCACGATTTGAATGAAAGCACTGTTTCCATTGGACAGACTGATAGCATGAAAGGCAATCAGTGTTGCGGACCGCATCATCACGATTACATTCTTTGGGATCCTGCACAGGGTTGGGGTAAGACTGGTCCTGCTCTTGATGAACCAAAGAAGGATTCTATTCATGCCGCAATGCATGAACATATGATCGTTGATGGCAAGGTTCTTGAATCTTGCGGGCATACACATGAACTTCTTAAGCCTATCTACACAGGCGAACATTCTGCATTTACTCCACAGGCGGTGCAGGTTAAAGAGGTTGAAGACTAATGGAAGGCGAAGCAATTTCACAACCAGTAGCACAGAATCCTGAGAATCAGAAGATCGCTGATGATTTCCTCAGTTTTCTTGCGAGCACAATAGACAATGAGTGCGAAAAGCTCTATACTTTCGCACTTGATGCGCTTACATTCGCAAACAAAGTTCAGATCTGGCATTGGACTTGTGGAAGCGGATTCCATCATACGCACTTTGAAGAAATCTATGATGCAATCCGTGACTTTGCTGATAAGCTAGTTGAAACGGTCTTGTCTATGGGATATGAATTTAAACTTCAGTCAAAGTCATATCTCATCAACGATGAAAAGTATGATTTGTCTGCCGCTCTTCGTAAGTTGCAGGCATTCCGTGATGAACTTGAACAGTATAAGAAACAGTATTCTTCAAAGATCTCGCTAGAAAATCTCTTCGCAGACACTATCGAGAAACTTGACAGAGAACTTGGTCTTATTAAGAATTTTTCATAAGGAGCAAAAATGGATTTTACATTAGATGAAGCAATTAGAAAATTACAGAATGCGGGTCTTATCGTTGAAGATACCGAAACTGATGACGATGAATACTGGGATGAGTATAATAAAAGAAGAGGTGTGAATAAGAAAACATTTGACAATCAGTATCATTTTGATTCATACGAATACCACAGAAAAACACGTGATATGTACGCTAAAATTGCGATTGGCAGATTAACTAATCTTATTCCTTTACTTAGAGATGCAGGAATTGAAGTTGGTGAAGTCAAATCAGATCTTACTGTTGGCGGACGTGGCGCACATGTAAAACTTCCAGTAAAAGTCAAAAGAAAGTATAAAGGCGAACGTCCTAAATATGTTGAACTCATTGGGAGCAGACGCTTAAAAGATTATATCTATACCGTCTGCGATAATATAGGCGCAATTCTGGTGGAGCTTGACACTCCTGAGGAAGTTGTAGAATTTCTCGCTGGGTTGAATTAAAGACATAATTAGGTCTACGTCAATAAAACCGGAGGTTCGTCCTCCGGTATTTTTGTGACTTCAAAACAAGAATTTTTACCTACCGCATTGAGATAAATAAAATAAGAGAAGGATTTTAAACGCCTCTCGTTGTTGAAAAGTAAATTGGAGGAAATAGAATGGAAAAGATTATTGAAAAACTTTCTGGTGTCCTTTCTCCAGAGGACTTGAATGAAGTAAAGGAATCATTCGAGAAAGCTGTGGACGAAAGAGTACAGGTAAAACTTACTGAAGAAACCAAGAATCTTGCCAAGAAAGCTGACGAATTCTGTCAGAAGAAAATCCAAGAAGCAGTTGATAAGAAGACTGCCGAGTTGGAAGCTCTAGCCAATAAGTATTGTGAAATGCGCTGCACTAGTATTGCTGAAAAGGCACAAAAGAAGATTGATGCCCAGCAAAAGAAACTTGAAGAAGCAGCTAAGCAGTATATCTTCGAGAAGTCTGAAGAAAACTTCAGGGCTCGTGTTGGCGAAGAGATTGAAAACTTCGAGCAGGAAATGCTTGAATGCTTGGATCTTTGGCTTGAAAAGACTATTTCCGAAAAGATCAGTCCAGATCTTATCAAGAAACAAGCTGTTAACGAAACCTACGAACCGATCATCAACGTTATCAAGAACGCATTCCAAGATCAGTTCGTACCGCTTGACACTAGTGGATCTGCAAAGATTCGTGAAGCCAAGAAAGAGCTTGCTGAATTGAAGGAATCTCTCAGACTTCAAGTTGAGTCTGGTATGAGCCTTTCAAAGAGATTGGACGAAGCTGAAAAGAAGGCACTTATTGCTGAAAAGACTCGTGGACTTAATGACCAGCAGACTGCTCGCGTTAAGAACATGTTTGAAAGCAAGTCATACGCAAACACTAAGAAAGATATTGATTCCTACATCACTATTCTTAACGAACGTGCTCCTGCTATGAAGCGCCCTGCTGCACAGCGTCTTTCGGAAAATCACAGACTTAATTCTCATGCTTTGCACGTAGAAGATGAAACCCAGGACATTTTGACCGAAAAGTTCCATCCGAAGCAGCAAATGAGCGCAAATGATTTCTTGTTGAAGTCAGCTGCCGCTTTTACAAGAGAAAATTAAAAAAGAAACGAATAAATAAAATAAAATGATAAAGCAATTTATCAGTTTTGATTTTTAACACTCATTTGGAGGAAATCAGAAAATGGCAAAGATCAGAAAAGAAGTTGTTGACTACTGGTCTCAAGTAGACGAAGGTCTATCAGTAGCTGACATCAAGAACCGTTATATTAAGGAAAACGTTGCACAGTTGATGGAAAACCAGTGCACACAGGATATCTATTCTGGCGCATTGCTAGAAGACTTTGGTATCGGTGTTGGCGCTCCAACTGGTGCTGACCAGGGTATCCCACATGGCGGTGACGCTAAGGCAGTTTTTGCTCCAGTTTCACTTGCACTCGTTCGCCGTGTTTATCCGCAGTTGTTTGCTAACGTTCTTGTTGGCGTTCAGGCAATGCAGGGACCTGTAGGCTTGGCATACGCAATGCGTACTGTTTACAAGGACGAACTCGACAAGGGCCGCGTCGTTGAAGCAGCATGGAAGGACGTGCCGGAATATTCTGGCTTCACTGGTTCTCAGCATGGTACTCATGGTCCAGCTGACAGCGGCCTCGGTGTAGAAACTCAGGAAGCTGAAAAGTGGTCAGTTAACAACCACGACGGATACGGCAAGATTCCAGAATTGGCAATCATGTTCAGCCGTCAGCCAATCGTAGCCCGCACTCGTAAGATTGCATCAAGCTTCTCTCTTGAATCTATTGACGATATCAAGAAGATGCAGGGCGTTGACATGGTTAACGACATGGTTAACACTCTCCAGTATGAACTTACTGCAGAAATTGACCGTGAAACCATCGCACGTTGTAAGGCATTGACTAAGGTCAAGACCCTCAAGCCGAAGGAAGAATCAACTGACCGTGACGATTGGACAGGTCGTTGGTCTCAGGAAAGAATCTCTAACATCATCACCCACATTATCGCAGCATCTAACGATATTGCTATCGCAACTCGTAAGGCTCCGGGTAACATTGCTGTTGTATCTCCGGCTGTTGCTACTGCATTGCAGTCTTCAACCCAGTTCTTCAACAAGATTACCACTGATGTAACTGGTTCTACCGCAACTGCTGAAGTTGGTACTTTGAACGGCGGTTCAATTAAGGTATACCGCGATGCTTACGCAGTCAACCACGGTGTTGATAACTGTGAAGTTCTTATCGCTTACAAGGGCGCATCTAACGATGATGCTGGCGTGGTATTCTGCCCGTACGTAACCGGCGTAGTTAACCAGGCTATTGACCCGAACACCTTCTCACCAAGAATCGGTATCATGACCCGTTACGCATTTGCGAATAATCTCCTTGGCGCAGATAACTACTATCGCACCTTGAAGTTCGAAGGTCTTGACAAGAAGATTGCTGGTGACGTATACTAATCTTTAACCGATAAAGGAGAAAATTAGAAATGAAACCTACAGTTCAAGCACCGGAATTTTATCAGGTTGGTAACGATTACGTTCAGGCACCGCTCGACAAGTTCTTCAAGACTGGTTCGGCATTTAGCGGTTACAATCCTGACGGATCTGTTTACCAAGATGATACTTACCGTGACGGTATCTACCGTCAGTTGTCAGATGAGTTGGTCAACGGAGCATACTCAGCAGATCCATTCAAGGATCCGTCTGGCTTCAACAAGCGCACCGTCCTTGTTGACCCAATGGCTCCAGTTCCTACTTACACTTCTGGGGACACTGCATACTCTGTCGCAGACGTTGTCTACGGCATTGGACCAGACGACGCAGCTGGTTCTGCAGTAAAGCCAAACAAGAAGGAATTTGACGCTTAATCGGCTAGTTAAAATTCCCAAGCCGTGAGGTTCTGCCTCACGGCTTTTTTGTGTAATAAATATAGAAAATCAATTTGAGGTGAATTTATGCAAAGTACAAAACTTCCTGCTGGCGGCGATCTCAACGCGATGACCGCACAGCTTTTAGCACAAGAAGAAGCAATTAAGAATGAAGCAGCTGCAGAACTTGGCACTCCGAAACAGGCAGTAATTCCGAAGAATGCAGTAATGGTAAACGCTGACATGCTTCCTTCAAAGGGCCGTGAGTACAAGTGTCCGATGTACGTATCTCCGCTTGACCCAATTGACCTTAAGAATCTTAACACCATGAAACCTGAAAATGCACAGGCTAGAATCAACGGCGTGCTTTTTAACAGAGTACATGGCGTGCCTTATAAGGACATTCTGCAGGGCGATAAACTTTGGCTGTTGTTTTATATCAGATCCGTCACGTATGACGATTTTCCGATCTTTATTAAGTACAAATGCAAGGACTGCGGCAAGGCAGGCATTTATAAAGCAACTATCAATAAGTTGAACGTCGCTTACTTGGCAGATGACTTCAACAAGACACTTGAACTTCCGCACTCAAAAGACGTATTGACTTTGCGTCTTCCAACTATCCGTTCTGAAGACCGTGCTAATTCAGTTAAGAACAATCAGCAGATTAAGATTCCGCTTGACCCAGATATGATTGACTTGACTGTCTATCTTGAAGAAATCAACGGTGAACGAGTCAATACTTTAGACGCATACAACTATCTCAAGTCACTTGACGCCTATGACTTCTCAGTCTATACGAACTATCTCCTTGAAAACAACTTCGGTATTCTGCCTAACATCAAGATTCCTTGTGATTGCGGCAATACCGTTGTTGAAGAAATTGGATTTACTCCTGATTTCTTCCTTCCAAACTTCAGCAAGTACAAAGACTTGTAATAGCGACTGCCGGTGGTTCTCCCACCGGCCTTTTTGTGTATAAATATAAAAAGATAAAGGAATCTTTATGGCTTTTAATACACATTACACACGCTTTACATATCAGCAGATGATTGAGGACTTTACCAATCGTCTTCGTTCTGATGAGAAATTTAAGAAGTTGTCAGCAGCATCTATCTACCAAATGTTTATGGAGATGCTTACTGGCACTATTGACATGACGAACTTCTACATGCAGCGCGTGGCAGAAGAAAGTTTCATGCATACCGCTAAGCTAGATTCTAGCATTATCAAGCATGCAGCCACTTTGGGCTATTCACCAAAGAAACCGACTCCTGCAGAAGTTGAAGTAGCAATCGTTCTTAGAGGACCACTCCCTGCAGAACTTCAAGCAGGCGCTACTGTCTACTTCTCTCAAGAAGATGTTAAGTTGTCTTTCAACGGCAACCCATACATTCTAGCAACTGACTATTCATATACGTTCACTGCTGAGGACATTAATGATGGACGCGATAATTCATCGTGGTCAAAGACTATCGTTATGTCTAAGAAAGCAGAAAACATGAAGTGGTTGCCGCTTGCAGGAATCAAGTATTACAAAGCCGGAGATGTCCAACCAATCAAGGCTTACCAAGCTGAATTTGCTGATGTAGAAATCAAAGGCGTTTCAAATCTCCGTAAGCTCGGAAAGAATTATCAGTTCTATGACATTAACGATCTTGAGTTCTCAAACTGGTTTGGTAGACGAGATCCTAGCTCATACAACTATGGACGTTATATAAAGCATTCTGGCTATACCAAGATTGGTATCGGTAAGACTAAGGACGAAGCGTTCAATTCAGATGGTTCTAATCTTTATGACATTGAAGACTATTCTATCTTCTTGAACCCAGATGTTCTTGCTAACGATATGCCTAAGAGCCCATTGAAAGTCTGTGCTGTAACGACTAACAGCGACAAGACTACTCGCATTCAGTTCGGCGATGGCATTCTTGTTGATAACGGTCTAAGCGTCAATTCAGACAACATCTACGTTCGTTATTTGAAGACTCGTGGCGCTACTGCAAATACTGTCGGTACTACAGGCAGTATGTTCCAGTGCTCAACTGATTTCTTCGCTACTCAGGCTGGATCTATCGTTGACATTTCTTCAAACGTTCAGATCCTTTTGAACAGCGACATTACTGCTGGCGCTGATTTTGAATCTGCTTTGAGCATCAAGAATCATGCACCGCTTTACTATGCCGCCGCGGGTCGTCTAATCACCAAGAACGACTTTGAGTCATACTTCACTTCTTTGACTACTCCGATTAAGGTAAAGAACGCATCTGCTTGGGGTCAAGATGAAGTTGAAGCTCTTGGCACAAATGGCACAGTCACATACAAGTATCTTCAGAATGTCGTTCTTTACTGCTTGGCAGCAAGTACTTACAACATCAACGGAAAGTTGAACTCTGTTCGTAATGTTCTTGATGATGAAGATGAAACCTTTGGCGCATTCACTGTCTATGGCTCTGGAACGAAATATCTTGAGCATTTGACTGACTACATCAAGTTGCTTCTTAGCACTAAGTCTTTTGATACGCAGCAGTACGCAAAGAACCCGTCACAACAGTGGCAGAAGAACGTAAAGAAGATCCGTGAGAACGTTCAAGACAAGATGCTCATCGGAACTAAGCTTTACTCTATGCCGCCATTCGTTCAGTACTTTGACGTAGTTGGAACTGTCGAGGTTGACTCGCTTTCTAAGTTGCAGCAGTACAAGATTGACGTTGAAAACAAGATTTATGAATGGCTTGATGAAAGCACTACCTTTAGAAAACCAATCTATAAGGCAGACATTATCAAGTTCTTCAATGAACGCCCTGAGACTAAGTCAGTGAACCTTGACATCAAGGTTTCAGAACTTATCAAGAGCGACAAGTCTACGTTCTCGTTTGCAGTTGGACCAAATTCTGGTCTTTACTCAATCAACCGTAACTTGCCTGGTGCTCCTGACAGAGATTACATTGATAAAGATGAAGGCTGTTATCAGAACTATAACACAATCACTATCCCGAAGACTGACGCTAACAATGCGTCTATCAGCGTTGATGCGTTTAAGAATAAGAACATCATCGTTTCATTGAATAATGGTGGTACTGAAGTAAACAAGTTCCAATTCACTCCTTATGAAGTGTCTGAAACTTCAACCAACTTCATTCTTTCAATGTACGGATATCAGACAAGCCAAGTTCAACAGATTGCCGATGACGCAGTATTCTACATCAGCGTTGCGGGTAGTGCAGATTTTGCTTCTACTTCAAACTTGTCAATTTCTAACGCTGCTGCTTATGGACTTGACGCTAATCAGACCGAAGCAGTTATTGCTGATGTAAAGGAATGGATGAATGCATGTAAGCCTGCACTTACGCAAGCAGATCGCCCAATTCATTTGCCTTACACAATTGAGACTATGGACGAAGTAACCCGTGATGAAACAATCTATCGTCTTGGTTCTGTGCAGCAAGGCGACCTTGAAAAGGAATTGACTGAAAAGTCATTCTGGCAGCATTTCGTTCCATATCTTATCAACAAGTACTATGGACACGACAGTCTTAAGGGAGAACTTCTTGAGCAGTCAGTCAACGGCGACCTTTGGAATGGAATCACAAATCTTGTGCTTGACATTTACAGACAGATGAAGGTTGTTTTCTGTGACTCAATCCTTGATGACAATAACAACATCATTGACTACTCAATGGACAATGAACTTCCTGTGGTTCGTCTAAACATCACCTATAAGTACAGAGCATAATATGTTGCAAGTAAAAACAGACTATACTGAATACATCATAAAGGTCACCGTCACGTCTGAGGACAAGGCGATTGACCTTTCTTCGCCTGAGTTCAGAATAGACATTGGCGACTATCTTTACTCTTTTCTTCATAGAGGCGAGATTCGTACTTATGATGATTCAGTAATTACAGAAGCATCAACGCCTCTCGTTACTGTGACGAGCGAGAATGTCGCTACTTATTGTAACACTGATGAAGACAGTCTTATTCAGAACGGTTTCCAATTCTGGGTTAGCGAAGACAATAAGAAAATGGAAATGCGTTTCATTCCGAAGAACATCGCTCCTGAAAGACAGTCGCATCACTGGTACGCTCTTATCGTCGCTGTCGCATTTGATTTCGAGAACACTGCACGATTTGACTTGTGCTTAATGCCAAGAATCATGCCTGGCGAGATCATCAAAAAATACCCTGCTGAAACAGATAAGGTTTTACCTACTTCTGCATATCGTCCAGATTACATCTTTAGCGATGAAAACGATAAGGACCATCTGTTCATTAACAATTACAGCGGCAGACCTGATGATGAAGGCGGCGGTAAAACGGCTTTATATGCAGCTACTTATTCAGCATTCATGCCAAATGATCTTGCTACTGATTTAGGAATTGATGTTTCTAGCCCAGGCGATTGGACGCATAAATCGGCATTCTGTCAGCCAGGAACTAATGAAGGTCTTGCGCTTGATGGGTATGAAACTACAAGCAGCCAGACAACAGAAAACATTATGGGATGTTCTGGCATAAATGTTGTGACTATAACTCAAGATATAAATCCAGTAGACAAAGTTGATTACTACAAAGACCATGTGATGGTCGAGTATGAATTTTAGGAGATCTTATGTCAGGAATTAACCGTGAGATAAATGATTTTAACACCAACCACTGGGAGATGCACTTCAGCAACTTCCCAAATTTTACTGGACGAAAGGATCTTCCATTGGAGATTTTCAGCGGTAAGGTAAAGGACTTTAATGTTCCTGACTGTTCTATTCCGATGCTTTCAACTGTTCTTGGACATGCTATCGCATTCCATCCAGCTACTACTGGTGATAGACATTATGGAACTATTAACATCGAGTTCTCGATTGACGAAAGAGCTTTCAACTGGTACGCTCTTTATACATGGATGTACCACACTTTGCATGGAGACGCTGAAAGAACAAACATTCACGGCGAAAAGTGCGTGCATGAAAACTGCATTGATGCGATTGAACTTCACATGCTTAATAATGAACATGAGCCTGTCTCGAAGATTCTTTTCAAGCGCTGCCATCTGAATAACCTTTCTGGCTTGCGCCTTACCTATACTGCTTCTGAAATTGGAACTATCATTGCGACATTCCAAGTAGAAGAACTTGACTTTAAATTGATGGACGAAGACTATGAAACTGAAAATCAAGACGCAATGTAAAGAATGTGGAAAGATGTTTGAAGACAGTATGGAGTTCACCTCCCATCTGTCTGGCGAACACGATATGAATGCCCGTGAGTACTATGATAAGTACTTACGTGATGAAAGCACAGGAAAGTGCCTTAACTGTGGAAGCACAGATATCAAGTGGCGAAACATTGTCGTTGGCTATGATAGATTCTGTTCTGCAAAATGCTCAAGACAGTTCCAAGAAAAGAACGCTACTGGCGCTACTATCAAGTGCCCTATCTGCCAGGCAGAAGTAACAGGCGCTAACAACAACCGTGCATCACAGGCGTTCACCAAGCACTTAAAAGATATTCACGAATTGACTCCTCAGGAGTACTACGATGAATACTTGAAACGTGACGATGAAGGCATCTGTGCTGAATGCGGAAAACCAACGCCGTTCTTGAAGATTTCAGCTGGTTATCAGAAGTTCTGCTGTAAGAGCTGTTGCGTTACTTTTACTCAACGCTTAAAGAGGCAGCAGTACGAAGATGCAAAAGACATTAAAGATGAAAAGAAATTAAGAGAAGAAGCAAAGGCAAAGGAACAGGAAGATTGGCAAGCAGAAATGAAACGTCGTCTTGCTGAATTTGAAGGCGATAGATATTCCTTGACTTATACAGACTTTGCTTTTGAGAGAACCTTCTCGCCTCAGATTGACTTCTGTGGAATGGAATAAATACTATTGGAGAATAGTATATGGCAGATGCAATGCAAAATTATCTTGATAGAATGGCGAATGGTGTTCAAGCAGCGAACACTGTAAAGCAAGTTGCGGAGAAACTTAACCCGCTTAACCTTTTCTTCAGGAACACCAGAAAAAACATTGAAGATACTGCCAATACGTTGAACTTGCTGCT